CATCAAGATGCTTCTTGAAATTGGTTCCGACAAAGCCTTCGTCGCCTGTAATCAGTATCTTCATTTCCCCCACCTGTCGTGTTCATAGATGTATTTATCAGAGCCACAATAGGCAAGTTGCTCTTTGCGGTCAATATCGAAGACAAAAGTATCATCGGCATTTAGGGCAGCGCCAATGTGTGACAAGGGAGTTGGCGCATCAAATGGGATTGTTGTGCGCATTGAGTCGCCTTCGACCTTGGTTTCATAATAAGGATCGTGAATCAGGGCGCTTTGGATTGCCTGTGGATAAATGTGAGTCGCCAAGAAGTCTTGGTCAACTGTGTAATAGTTGCCTGAGCCATCTGTTTCAATCAATTCTGCCAAATCCCGCAAATCCTCAGTCCTGCCTGCAAACATTCCGGCGCTGATTGGATAGTTGTGGCCTGTTGGGTGGTCTTTGATGATGTGGTAATCGAGGCCTGAAATTAGCCAATCCTCGTGAGCTAGTCGATCGCGGTAGGAAAGGCGAGCATCGACATCACGGCAGATTACTCTTTCAAACTGCTCATCTGAGAATGCTAAATAGCGCCAAAGTTTTGCGGTGTGGTCTTCAACCTGAGTCATTCTGACAATTTGAACACCTTTGATGCGTGCTAAGGTTGAAATGGTGACTTCATCAACACTTTGGCCAACATAGAAGCGAGTAACAAAGCCATCATCAAATGGAAAGTAACGTGAGGCAAGGATGGCGTTTTTAACTGCTCCGACGGTATAACGTGGCGCGTTACCATAAAGAGAAAATGAGATGCACTTCATTGACGAAGGGTTTTCAATAGCACTTGGTAATCCTCGCTCTTGATGTAGTTATCAAACATCAAGGCATCGAATGAATAAATTTCGCGAGCATTGACGGCGCGGTAGCCTTCATCCCATTCAGCTTTGCCGGCGATTGGATGCAAGTGTTCAATGACTACCCCTGGCAGATAAGCCAAATTGCCCAAGTCCTCGCCCAAGGCTTTCCAAAAGTTGTCAAGATAAAGATGTTTCATCTTCGGTGGCACCATCCCGCCGAGGGCGCGGACAATGGCTGCTGACATCATCACTGCCGTTGGCAAGTTTTCACCTTGCAAAAGGTCATTTCCATAGGCGAGTCCTGGTCTGCTGCCAATGGCACGCATGAAGGCAATATCCCAGTCGGGCGTGCGGAATCTGTGGTCATCGCCAATGAAGGTGAGGAACTCATAGTCGGCTGCATATTTCTTGGATGCGGCGTTGATTGGATAACCCATCCCGCGAGTTTTGTTTTCAATCTCGATGATGTATTCGACACCGACTGCGGTGCGATAGTTAATGAGTTGATCATCATCGGTATCAACAACAAAGAGCAAGTCAGAACGACAAGAGAACTCTTTGTGTGACTTTAGAACTTCAACGGCATTTTGTGGCCTGCCACGAGTAGGCACTAGCACCAAATTATTTTTGAGATTCACTTAGTTCCCCCGCGATTGCACTATAAGCACTTAAATCGATAAACGAGTCGATGTGGTCTTCGGTTTGCATTAGACGAGCTATCTTAACCAAGCATAAACACAAAGCGACCTGTGAAGGTGTTATCTCCTTTTCGAGATACACGCTCCACAGGTCTGCGATACGTTGGTGATTCGTTAGCGGATCGCCATAAACATCTTGACGGTCTGCATTGGTGAGGCGTTTTGCCTCATCTAAGATTTTCCCCCGATTCATTTTTACTTACTTCCGCGACCGAACTCTGTCGCTTTAGGGTCAATAGCCTTTAGAACAGGGCCAATGACTGCCGCTACAAAGGCGGCAACATAATCTTTTAGCGGGCGCGATGGGTCTGCGAGGTAGAGCGCGGCGACTGCTGCTGCCCCTGCTCTTGCGTAGGTGCTACCGATTGCAATGAGTTTTGCTTTGTCGAGCATTTGCACTCCTTGAACTTAGGTCTGCCAAAGCCCACAATGAACACCGGCAGAGATGGCTTGAGTTTGCCACGATTCTTCTTCTTATAGGCGCGAATTTTAGTGCATACCATTCCGCCATTGCGTTGGTCGCCTTTAGTGTCGGGCGAAGTGTTGCCCTCAATACAGGTGACGGTGCCATTGGCGCCGACTGACATCACAATCCCAATGTGGGAGATGCGGTCAATGCCATCGGCGGGGAAGTCAAAGAAGGCAAGGTCGCCGACTTCAGGCGTGGCAGTTTCAGCATCTTGCCAACGACCTTCTTTGATGAAAGCTCGTGCGCCGTTTGGAGTATAGGTGCAATCAGGAATCTTCAAACCGACCTGCTTGGCGCACCAATTTACGAAGGCACCGCACCAAGGTTGGTTGGCCTTTTGATACTTGGTCTCGTTATCAGCAGGGCCTTCAATGTAGCCGACCTCTGCTTGGGCGATGTGGATGAAATTATCTCTTTGTTTGGAACACATTATTTCTTCAACGCTTCTTTGACAATATCGGTCAGAAAATCGACCTTGTGTTCCAATGTTGAAACCTTGTCTTTGAGCGATGATCCCCCATTTGGTTTGAGTTCGTTAAGGTAATGCTTGACTAGCCATTTGACTCCGACGGCAACGGAGCCAACAATGCTGATGATGGCAACGGCTAGGGATGCCCAATCAAGTGCGGTCATAGTCCAATCACCAAAACCTGCACGAGAGTGGAACCTGTATTGGTCACTCCGTAGATTGGATTATTCTTGCTTTGAAGGGTTATCTTTTCACCGCTATCCAACTCAAATCCTGTGGAAACGGTGACATTGGCATCTCCAATGTGAACTGCCTGACCACCTGCGGCGTGTAGATGCACCTCTTCGGCTTCGGCGGTGTTATCGACCAAAATCGTCGGAGTTGAGGTGACTGTGACTTGGCGTGTTGAGATGCCCATTTTGCTCCTTTAGCAAGACCCCAATGCTTTCAAATAAATCGATGTGGTCGTCAATAGTGCGAACCACATCTGCAAACTCATAAATCACGAAAGCAGTTTAAGAAGTTCCTCTTTGGTAAGACCGAGCTTGGTGGCAATGGCTTGCTTCTCTGCCTGCTTCGCGGCCTCTGCTTCTTCGGCGGCAATGCGATCGGCCTCTGCCTTAGCCGCTGCTGCTTCTAATTCTGCAATTTCCTCATCAGTTAGAGGAACAACAGTTTGCTCTCCTGTTGAGCAGTCCACTATTACTTTTTCCATTGTTATCTCCTTATGAGTTCTTGATGCCGTATAGAAAGAATGATGAACCTGAAACGAAGTTAGTTCCAAAAACTGATTCTAATAATAAACTAGAAATTGCAGTTGTTGAGCGATACAAATCGGCTCGTGCGGATACTTGATTATCCGTTGATGAATTATTTTCCCACACATCAAAAACACTCATTGGCTTGTTTTGACTTACAGTATAACTTGGAATATATAATTCAACAGATGCAAATGTGTTTGAAGTTGAATTTGCACCGTTTATTGCGCCGCCACTCAAAGTAGATTGACCGCTTGCATTTAATGATGCAGCAGAACTGCCATATCCATATATTTGTGTAAAAGAATACAATGAAGAATTGTCGCTGTTCACTGTAATTTTGATTGAATCTGACAACGCAGTTCTTGTGGTTCGCGCCGATACTCTCAAAACCAAATCCGTATAAGTTCCAGGAATAGCCGAAAAGGTGACTGATGCGGCTGCTGATGAAAGAGTGTTTGAAGCAATTAGTTGATATGTCGCTGGCATCGTTAAGCCTTTAGTATTCCGTAGAGGGTGGCGGTTGTGCCTGTTGAAAAGGTTCCAGTATTGGAAGTTAAATCAATGCGGGTTATTGCCGTATTGTCACGCCATGTTCCTACTAATCTGTGTGTTGAACCACTGCCATTTTTATCTTCTGAACCAACCGCCAAAACTGCTTTATTAGTTGAGCCGGCATAGTTAAATAAATCTATTGTATAAAACACAGGAATTGTTAAACTTGTTCCGTGATAAGCAAGATTGATATTTGCTACTGAACTGCTCGTGCTACTTACTACACTTGTTCCATCGCCGTTCAAATAAGTGAAAGAATAATTAGTTGTAGTATCATTATTAAAAGTTAATCGAGGGGTGCGTTGGTCTAGTGAAGTGCTGGTAACTAACAAAACTATTCGAAGGTCTGTATATCCTGAACCGATTGAATTAAAGGTTATTGCGCTGGCAGCACTACCCAATGTAGTAGTAGCGATTGGATCGTATGTCGCTGGCATTATGCCCCCTTTATGCCATACAAGGCAACGTAAGATGATGTCGACATTGCAACTACTGGTCTAAATGTAATGCTATTTATTGCAGAAGTTGACATCCATAAACCTGAGCCAAGAAAACAACGGCGAGGATTAGCATTTGGGTCTTGACCGCCAAAGATTCGGACTGTTTTATATTGAGAAGTAGAAGCATAATTATGAATATCAATAATATAAAGGACTGGGCGACCTTGTGAATCTATTGAATAACTATTTGAAACTAAAGCGATTGAACTTACAGAGGCATTAGCTGAAACAATGGTTGTGGTGCCATCACCCATAATAGAATGTGAACTATAATTTGTTCCACTATCTGAGTTAAAACGTAAAAGAGGACTTCCGGAATTGTTAGAGGTATACATCACCCGCAGTTGCAAATGCTGATAGTTGCTTGGAATTGAAGACAGGACTACTTCCAAGCCTGACCCTGTTCCCGCTGCGGTAGCGATTGATTCATAGGCAGTGCCTGAACCACTCGGCACGAACATCCCATAACCGAAAGCCGATCCATTGGCTTTGGTTTGCAGTATTGGTGACATCGATTCCCCTTATGCGAACTTCGTCTGTGTCTCTAAAACTGTGTAAGTTGGTGTCGCTGCGGTCTTGATAATAGTAAAGACATAAGCATCAATCGCCGAGGCGTTGCCTGCGCTAATGGCAGCAGGAACCTTTGGCGTGACAGAACTGCCATCAATTTGAATCACGTTCGGATAATAAGCAGTCGCGCCATTGGTGTTGAGCCAAACAAGCGTGATGGCATCGCCGACGGCGAGCTTTGAACTCAAGGTGTTGCTTGAGTCGTAGCGGAAGTTCAAAGTGTGGTTAGCAGTTGCGTTTGATGTGTAATACCAAACAGAGGCAGTTGCAACATCAAAGTTGATTGTGCCTGTGGCAGCAGAGGCAACAACGTTGACATCTTCTTCAAAACCTTTGATAATCAAATCTGATTGTTGAGTTGCGATTGACAAAGTGACTGTGCCACTTGTTCCGCCACCTGATAAACCTGTTCCTGCGGTGACACCTTCGATGTCGCCTGATGCTGGAGTTGCGAACTGAAAGAATATCGCTGCGCTTGCGCTTGTGAAGCGTAGAACTCCACCTTGATTTTGTGCCAATACCAAAGAGCCTGAAGTTGTGACTGTTGCAGTTCCAGCAGTAATTGTGCAGGCACCTGAGCCGAGATTGATGATTGTTACAATGTCGCCTTCTGCAAACAAAGATGAATTCACAGTGATTGTTGTTGCGCCCGCATTGTTCATTGTTACTGCATTGCCCGCATCGGCAGCGACCAAAACATAAGAAGCGACTCGGGCATTTGCAGCACCACCCAACATCGCCGTCTGTTGCAACGATGTCATTTGCGCTGCGGTCAAAACTTGACCTGTCGTGAATGTCTGTTTAGCCATCTTTTCTCCTTAGTATGAAAGAACGCCTTGCGTTCCATCAAGCACACCTTGGGTGGTTGA